AAAACCGTCGATCCTGCAAACATTGGAGACGCTCGTCCCGCAGCGCAGTCTGGATGTCGTTGTACTGGCGCAGAGCTTCAGCGTGCAAGTTTGCCAAGCGTTGATCGTTTGGTATGCGTGCCATGTTTATCCTCTTTGTGCGTATTAAATCACCATTTGTTACTAACTGGCAAGGGCGTGAAGCTCTGAACCTTAGAAATATTCGTTCTTCTGACACCTTCGCAAGCATACCGCAGTGCGTCAATCACATGGTTCTTCTTGTCTTGCAACAGCGGCAGCACCCGTCCAGTTAGCGGGTCGGTGCGATAACTGTACAGGCTCAGCTCGTCAATCGTGTGCTTGCACCTTGGATGCACCACGATGTCGTAGTTTTTGAGAAACTCGATGCCTTCCTCGACAGACTTCGCCCCTTTGACTGCGCCCATGATCTTAGGAAACCCGTTCTTTCTCATGTGTGAAATCGTCTCTGGCCGCGCTGAGTCTGCCACGATTGGCCACTTCTCTGCCTCTGGAATGCTCAAAAAGAGTTCAGGCGTGTTCACAATCTCGCACCCAACCATGTACGCCTCGTAATCAATGTATAGCGTGCGCCCAATAATGTGGCATCGCACCAACACTGTCGGGTCAATGGCGAATCCCCAATCTGCGCCCAGACGGTGGATTGCCTCTGGTGAGGCTTCAAAATCATCTATCTTCCAGTTACGAAACACCCTGGCGTTGCTGTTTGTCAGATATTGACCCTGCCAAACGTGCTGATACTTGTCCGGGTCTCGTCTAAGGTCGTACTCCATCTCGTCACGCAGGACATCGGGAAACCAAGGGTTGTCACTAAAGTTGACCTTGATGACCGTGGCATCCTTTGGTGGCTCTGGCCCACGCAGCAGGAAGTCCACAGGATCGGATTCCTGTCTAGGATTCCATGTAAACCACAGCTCAGAGTCGGGCTTTCGGATCGTTGGGCGCAGCAGATCGAGGCTCGTCTGGCTTAGGCTCTGGGCTTCCTCCACCCAGGCACAGTCGTAACCTTCTAGTGATTTAATTGAGTCTGAGGTATGGTTTTGCATACCTTGAAAGATAATCGCGCCATCGCCTTTCTTGGACTTGATGACCGCATCTTGAACCTCAAAGTATGCGCCAGCATTCATCGCCTGTATCTTTGTCTCAAGCAACCGTTTGACCGATTGCTGCAGAGACTTCTGGATTTCACGCACGCACACGCTTCGACGCTTCTGATCCATGATGTGAGTCTCGATCATCATCTCAGCAAAGAAATGAGACTTGCCTGAGCCTCGGCCACCCCAAGCTGCCTTGTATCGTGACGGGTCAAGCAGCGGCACAGCCCATTCTGGAGTCTTGAGCTGGAGGGTCTTACCCATTCTTAACGATCACACGCTCGATCTTAGCAAAGACTAGCGGTGCGCCATCTGCGCCTGTGACTTCGTGCGAGCTGGTCTCTTTCCACCTCGCCCTGGTCTTTAGCCAGAAAATAGCCGCCTGAGTGTTACCATTCTTGGCCTGCTGAAACAACGTACCAGCGATCACCGAGTTAGCGTCAATCCTGCCTTCATCAAGTTCAGTCTGGTAATACTTGGTCAAGGTATCGGATGATATTTTCAAGCGAATGGCAATGTCCTCATGTGGGCAACCAAGTGCCGCAAGACGTTTTGCCGTGTTCCTGTCTGCCTGAGTAGGCTTGTGCGCTGGCCTTCCTTTTTCAGCCATTTGCTTATAACTCCGCTAAAACTGCTGTTTTGCCTGTGAAGTTTTCCCAGCGCTTGACGATTACGTCGCAGTATTTGGGGTCTAACTCCATTAGCCGAGCGTGACGTCCTGTCTTTTCACAGGCAATTAAGGTTGAACCGCTGCCTCCAAACAAGTCAACAACACAATCCGATCCTTTACTGCTATTTATAATCGCTTCCTCTGGCAAGCAAACAGGCTTTTGTGTTGGGTGCACATAACTACTTTGTGCGTCCCTACCTATTTTCCAAACTGAGGTTTTCGTTCTATCGCCAGCGTTGAAGTGGCTTCCTTTGCCTTCCTTCCAACCATACAAAATAGGTTCATGCTGCGCACGATAGTCTTGCCAGCCCATTCCGGCTGACTGCTTCATCCATATAATCGTTGAGGATTTCTTAAATTGTTCAGCAAAAGTCTTTTCAAAAGCTATTTTTGGAGCCGATGCGCTATCAGGGTGGCAAACATAAATACAAGCCAATGGCTTCATTATTGCACTGTAGGTTGCAAAAACATCTCTACAAAACTGCTCAAAATCCTCTGCCGACATATCATCGTTTTTAATTGTGCCAAGGTTATTCGCACCTCGACCAGAATAAGCAACGTTGTATGGAGGGTCAGTAAATACCAAATCAGCCAGCATTCCATTCATTAGCTTTTCGCCGTCATCAATGCTAGTGCTGTCACCACACATAAGCCTATGGTTGCCTAACACCCAAACGTCACCTAGCTTAGTGATTGGCTCTGGTGGTGGTTCTGGTACTTCATCCTCGTCGGTAAGCCCGTCCGTGAGTTGGATTGGTGACAGAGCCTCGATCTCCTCTGGCGTGAATCCAATTAGGTCAAGATCAAATCCTAAGTCACCTAGCTCGCCAAGCTCTAGCGACAGCATCTCGTTATCCCACCCAGCATTCAATGCCAATTTATTGTCAGCAATGACATAGGCACGCTTTTTGGCATCCGACCATCCTGTGGCCACAACAACTGGTATTTCTTTGATCTTGAGCTTTTGGGCTGCGAGCGTTCTGCCGTGGCCAGCAATGATGCCGCCGTTCTCATCGACTAAGACTGGTGTTGTCCATCCCCATTCTTTAATGCTGGCTGCAATCTGGTTGATCTGCTCGTCGCTGTGGGTGCGGCTGTTTCGTGCGTAAGGCACAAGTTTGTCGATTGACCACTGCTCGACTTTGTCTGCTGGATTCATATAACCTTCGCGAAAGGTTGATTCTGCGTTGTTAACGCTAACCTTAAAGGGTAGCAATCACGATTGTACATCCGCCGCCTGATTTAATCACTCCCCTGGCTATCTCTATCTTGTCGAATTGTGAATCTGATTCATAAATGCCTGCATTTTCTAAACTGTCGAGCAGGCTTTTGAGTCTGTTGTCTAAATCTTGCTTGCGTCGATCTTTCGGGAATATCGTGATGATGGCCTGAAGTCTGGCATCGCCAAAGTATGGGATTTTGTTCAGTAAAACGTATTCTTTGACGGTTTGTTTGTAATCTCTTGCAGCTTTAGAAAGTATTGTTCTGCCGTGGAAATTGCGCCAGTAAGCGTTTACTGATGGCGGTAACGGTAGCTGTAGCGTGGCAATCACAATAAAGCCTCTGTCTGCGCTAATAAATCTTCTTCAGATACATCATAGTGTCTATTAAACGCTTTCCTACCCATCCCATGAACACCAGTATTGCCACGATGATGCTCAGGACACAAACCGATAACAGGAGAATTATCACGCCTTCCAGCATGGCGAATATGATGGATTTCACAAGGTGTATCTCCATAACCCAAGTGTCTGCAAAGTGAGCAACCAAGCTCTGCAAGTTTTTCATAATGCTTGCGCTGTGCTTTGTTCAATTTGATGTTCTGCCCATTGTTGCAAATTAACCACAGCAATCTGCATATCTACCGCAACGTCAGCAGCTGCGTTGTATTTACCTTGCGATACAAGTTTTTGGTATTGATGCCGCATTGCGTCAAGTTTAATCAGGCTTTCAGAATAGTCGATCATTTTTTACCCTTTAAAAAGGTATTAACTTTTGCCCTAAGTTCTTCTACGCTGCCAACATCGTCAATAAAGTCTAAGACTGAAGCGCATATTTGAAGTTCTAAAACTTCAGTTGCTGATAGTTTTGTGGTTTTCTTATTTGTGATTGCAGCTACCTGTTTTAGTAATTCGTGGCTCATTTTGTTAATTTCTCAATTTGTCGGTTGCTGGCCTGCTCGGTGCGCCATGCGTCAAACCTAAGTTGTGCGCTCGTTAGCCGCCACTTTAAAAGCTCTGCCTTTTCAGTTGCTGCCCCGATTGCGTCGCATAAGTTCTGATAATCAGGATGAGCGTATGCTTCGCGTTCTTGGGCTGACACTGCAGATTCGCCTGACTGTTTCATCAGGATTGCCTTTAGGCTCGATTTAAACGCCTCCAGCTGCGCTAGTTCGCCCTTTGCCTTAGCGTAATGCGGTGCGTTGTCCCAAATGTACTCTATGGCAGGATGCGGTGAGTAGTCACTCATTTGAGTAACTCCCATGCAGTTGCTGCACATAAAGGGACTTGTCCATTACCAATGGCTTTAAGTCTGTGAACCCTAGCGGCCACCCCATAAGAAACTCGACCCACGTTGGGTTCAATTGCCCACCAGTTTCTGTTGCCAATACCGCTTGAGTTAATCCATTCTGATGATTTTCCCGTGTTTGACGATTGGCTTTGTGTTCCGTACTCATTGGTGTTGGCCACATTTGAACAGCACCACTTAACCCGTTTTGTTGTGTCTTTGGATTGCAAAATTGCCCTTTTTTGGCATCGTTGGCAATAGGAGTTGGCCAATATTTGTCCAGTTTGCTTTTGCAAGCCCCTTTCGTCAACATTAAATAATCCTCGTATGTAGTCACATTCCTCGCCACCATTGATATTTGACCGTCCCCCCTCCAGGCTCCCGCTTTGCTTGCAATGGGCGTTTGCCATATCGCACGTTTTTTCAATGCTTTCCGACCATTGCTGCCCCCATCTAAACCCGTTGTGTTCGGTGTGTGAAAGAATGTTTCGTTGTTCGGCTCTGATCCAAATTCTTTCACGCTGATGGTTTGCACCAATATCGGCAGCTGATACAACGCCCC